GCAGTAAAAGATACATATACATTCTTGATAATGTAATTATCATCTAAGTTGTTTATTGTTTGTGATATGGTTTTGCCTAGATCACCCGACCATCTAACTGCCTGACATAATCCTGATTCATTGTAACAGTTACCATCATATTTAATATAGTCTGAATCTTCTATAGTCCAGGAATCTAACTTTGAATCAAAGTCTTTGTTAGTCAGTAGGTTGTCCGTAGTTGTCTCTGTTTGGCTGCTTAATGCTACCACTTGCCACATTAGCAGAAACAATAAGATTATTATTCTCATCTAGTACACCTCGTTTACGATACTCTTTAATTGCTGCATCTCCTATCTTACCATTGACAGGGCAAGGACTACCAGCAGATATCATAGCTACAAATACTCTTGGATCTTGACACAAAATTGCTGTTGCACTTATCTTGAGGCCTAATCCTGCTAATGCTCTTGATAATTTGATGCGTTCACAATTCATATCACGCTGTTGATATGCACCAGAAAAACCTAAGAACCCTGCACTTACACCACCTGCCCTTGAGACTGAACATACATCACTACCACCATACGAACCTTGTATTGAAGGTACAGAAGGAGGGGATACAGGCATATCTTTATATCTTATGTTAGTATCTGCTGCTTGGCACTCAGCTATGTATGCTAAAACTATGGCAAGGATTACTATAAAAGCTAAACTTCTCATCTATAACCTCTTACTAATTTGTTTGATGGTATAATTTTACCTTTAACTATACCAGATGTTTCTTCATTAATTCTTCGGCCCATAAACATCAGCGTATATACAGGTTTATCTGCAACAATCTGATGAAATTTTTTATGGGATAGCTTATTAATCCATTTCTTTTTTGTCGCAATTCCATTTACTATTTCAGTATATGAACCCCACAATAAAAAAGAAATAAAAGAACCTTCGTGGTTATGTGGTATTTGTTTAATAGGATATATCTTAGATATCAATACAGTAAAATATGGTGTCCAAATCCCCCAACGTTTTAACATGGGATTGCCAGTTCTAGTAATAACGTGAGTTGATCCTATACCACATTGATTATAAATCTTTGAGAAGAACTTTATCATAACCACCGCTTCCATCTTCTTTAGGTACTTTTACATACTCCATGATGTCTTCTTTATTTACCTCTTGAGCTACTCTATTACCATGATTATCTGTCTTAGGTATAACAATTTCAGTATCAGCGAGATTTGTTAATTCGTCTGCAAAATCGCAGGTATATTCAGTAAATAAGTTTTCACCTCTACCATACACCATGTATCTTTCTAAATGTGCAAATAGTTGTACTGATTGTAATTCACCAGCACTATTAAATTGAAACTTAAATGAATCTTTCTCGTGTAGTGTTTTGTCTTTAGAAATAGGCATAACTACATCAGATTTTAATGAAGTCGCCCACGCCCATATATCATCATTTGTACCTTGTACATATAGAGCTTGAGTATTTTGTAATTCAAAGTTTGCATTACATATATCTGATATACGATATACAGTAATCCCAGCACCTAAATCTACAACAGGCGTTGCTTGATTATGCTTATAAAATATTTCAATCGTTTTAGTTTGTGTATCTAGGTTATAGATATATCTCATAAAATCTGCATCAAGTAATAAACTGTTTTGGAATTTACTGCTATCCTTGTGGTCTTGTTCTACTGAACATTGGTGAAATGTGATTACATTATCGTCCATATTGACACCCCATATCATAATAGGAAATGGGAATGTTTCGCTGGTAAATACATCAGTAACTCTTTTCTTTACTGCTATTGTTTCTGCATCTTCACTACCAGCCCAATAAACTCTGTTAACTACTTTTTTATTATCTATAAATGCTCTAAATAAAATCACGACACTGCTCCATAAATTGTTCCTGTTGCTGTATATGTTATAGAATTACCATTCAGATTAACAGCTTTTCCACCAGCTCCACCTGTACCACCAGCACTATTAACACCGGGCGAAGCAGAGCCGTTTGCACCATTTGCACCAGCACTTGCTGTATTAGCACCACCATTACCACCAGCACCACTTGTTGCTATACCAAAACTTGATGCTGTTGCACCAGCTCCACCTGTACCTAAATTTGTAATACTTGAAGCATTACCAGCAGAGCCAAAAACTGTTTGATTTTGTGCAGAACCACCACCAGCAGCTCCACCACTAGCAGATGCACGACCAGCACCGCCACCACCACCTGTAGCACCAGAATAATTTGTGCCACCTTTTGCAGATGCATTAGCAACAGCAGCTCCACCGCCACCGCCACCGCCAGAACCACCTGAGATAGTTCCGCCTGTGTTGTCTAAAGTAATATCATACTGTAAATTAAATGCTGTACTTCCAGCTCCACCGTTTCCACCACCAGAAGTTGGTGCTTGAGAGCCTATATTTCCACCAGCTCCACCATCACCACCGTGTCCAACAATTAGCCCATTATTATCAATGGTTATGGTATCTCCAGATGTCCAACCTGTGCCTGTATCTAAAGCAACACCAGATGTGCTGTAGATATTAGAATTATTTACTAAGGTTACATCAGAACCACCAGCAATATATGTACCACCTCTGTTATTAAAGATGTTATAACCATTAGTATTAGCACTTATAGTTAAGGTAATAGATACTCTATTTGATGAACCATAAAAATCACTAATAGATATTTCACCAGATGTAGGTATAGCACCACCAGTACCTGTTGTACCAGATGCTACATTAGCACCACCAGCATAATATTCTGATAATGATATAGGATTGCTACCACCAAACTCGGTTTGTATTTCGCTAAGACTTATTGCACCTGATGATTGTAACGCCATTAAACTGTACCATAAGCTGTGATGTCTCCGACTACAGTAAGATTGCCAGAAGCATCTAGTTTCATTTTGTTTGTACCGCTAGTTGCAAAATACAATACACCTGCTGATTCAGTTATTGTCCAATTACCTAAGTCTACTGTTGTAGCATTAAGCGTTACAAAAGTAGGACTTGCACTTGATGTTACACTTTGATCTAATGCTTTTACATCTGCTAATGATGTACATTCACTATCAATTAATGCACCAGCAGCAGTTACATTAGTTGTATCAGTTACATCTGCATTAGTTTCTATCGTATCTAGTTTAGTTCCATCAGTTGATACATCTCTACCATCTACATTACCAGTTAAAGTAATGCTACCTGTAAAGTTTAAATCACCAGTACCAGTAATATTATTAGAATTCAAGTCTAAGTTACCACCTAGTTGTGGTGTTATATCTTCTACAACATTAGCAATACCAGCAGTAATAGATGCCCAAGCACTACCATTATAGTATTTAATTGCATTATCTGTACTGTTATAAAATAAATCACCTTCATCTAATGATGTCGCAGGATCACTTGATCCTACTCTGTATCTTTCTGCAAAACTATTAACACCTGCTATATTAGTTGCTACTGTGGTTACATTTGATGCAACACCAGCTACTGTTGTTACATCACTAGTTATACCAGCAACACTTGTAACATCAGAACTAACACCTGCTACACTTGTAACATCAGAGCTTATACCAGCTACAGTTGTTACATTAGCAGATACTCCTGCTACTGTAGTTACATTAGCACTAACACCTGCTACTGTTGTTACATCGCTAGATACTCCAGCTACTGTTGTAACATTGGCTGATATTCCAGCTACTGTGCCTATATTAGTAACAACACCTGCTGCACCTAATGTTGCCATATTGGTTACATTATCTGCGGTTGCTAATATATTTAAGTCAGTAACAATATCACTGGTTGCTAATGTGTTTAGATCAGAAACTATATCGCTAGTTGCTAGTGTATTTAAATCGCTAACAATATCACTAGTCGCTAAAGTATTAAGGTCAGCTACTATATCAGAAGTTGCTAATAAATTAATGTCATTGACAATATCTGTTACTGCTAATGTATTTAAATCAGCTACAAAGTCAGCAGTAATAAAACTAGCTTTAGCTGCAACACTCGTTACATCACTAGCTATTCCTGCAACAGTAGTTACATTAGATGAGATACCAGCGACTGTTGTAACATTAGCTGATATACCTGCAACAGTAGTTATATCATCAATAATTGTACCTAGTGTAGATAAATTTGCTGCTGTAATTGTACAAGCTGGATCTCCATTAGCATCAAACTCTAATATTTTATTTTGTCTATCAGCAAGTACAGGTAATTCCATATCAAATACTGTAGTTGTTTCTGATAAAGGTAGACGGATAGACCTAGATGTACTTTCTTCTCTTTCTGCCATCATAGCCATCAATGTATCTAGCTGTGTGTTTAATGCTGTTACATCAAAAGATGCGGCAGGAATAAAATCTGTTGTTCTTTCTACAATAATATCTCTAACAATAACAATACTATCATCTGCTGTTGCACCTGAACCTAAAGTTATTGTGCCACCTGCACCAAATTCATATGAACTATCACTAGCATTAGATATACCTTGTACACTAAATTGGCTAACAGTACTTGGTGATGCATTATAACTTAATTCTGTACCGTTTCTAAAAACTCTAATATCTGTAGTATTAAAAAATTCAAAACCTATAGTAAATACTGTCTGCCCACTTGTAGCGGTATAGGTATTTCTGGGTGTATTTTTAGCTGTTGCTATTGTCATTGTACTGTCTCCGTTAGAATATCTGTTATCTTCTTGAAAAGACTATCTAAATATATCACATTATTAAATGGTATCAACCTGCGTATTGTTTGAGCTTTTTGATCTAATCCTACATCAGATCCAAAAGAATGTATTAAATCAATTATTTGTCCAGGTCCAGGCCCAGTAAATTCACTAATACCATCTGCAACATTAGCTTCACCAAATCTATTAGGTATACCAAGTGATGGTCTTACTCCTAATGGAGTTTCAAATAGTCCTTCTGATATTACTTCTAATGAAAAGTTTATATCAGCAGGTAAACCTAAAACACCTGACATTTCTATTGCTCTATATATTTTTTCTTCTGTTGATTTATGTTGATAGTAAGTAGGATTTTTTAAATAATCACCCAAAGCTGCAAATAAAATCATACCTATAATTCCAGAAGCTAAATTCATTTCTCTGTTTGATAATCCAGATAATAATAATTTTCTATTTGCTGCAAATGACCAAGCAAAAAATTGAAATGGTAAAGCTATCCATCCATTGTTAAACTTGCCACCAAACTCTGTCTTTTCATATCCACCTAAGAATCTAAATACTTCATTATCAAATTTTTCTGCTAATCCTTCATTTTGAATTCTTATTACACCAAACATCATGTTTGGTTTATCAGCTATGCTTGGTGTAATAATTGTTCTTTGTACATCAGCAAATGTAGCAAAACGCAATTTGTCTGCTAAATCTATAGCGCCATCTATTTTTGACCATTCTTCTTGTTTAGTATAAATAAAACCATTTGTGCTTCTATGCATTGGTAATCTACCTATTGCTCTAGCTTCTGCTTTAGATATTCCATAGTCTGCTAAACGAGCTAGTTCAAATTTACTTGCTTTACCTTCTGCAACTTTTTGTGAATCTTCTAAGAATCTATGCATTGATATATGATGACTCATTTCTTTCATCATCTGAGTCCATACAGATAATAAGTTAGCATGATAAAATGGTGATTGTATATCTTCTAATGTTTGACCTATCTTTTTATCAAAGAATCTACTAAATGCAGTATGACCTCTACCAACTCTATAATCTGTTTGACCAATATATCTTGCTGATGCATTGTTCATAACAACATCATGTACATCACCTAACCAAGACTGTTCAGCTATCTGTTCATTAAATTGTTTTTTATCTGCTGCAAAAGGTTGTTTTGAATTTAAATATCTAATAGTATTACCAACACCATGTACCATAGGTATACGAGCAAAATCAACTACTGATGCAAAAACTACTTTACCCATCATAGCTACACTACCCCAGTTTCTAAGTGCATGTGGTAATCGTGATCCAAAAAAACTATCAGGATCAGCAGTATTAAATAACCCATAATATTTATCTCTTGCATCTTTTAATCTATTAGTAATTGCATTTATTTCTTCTAACTTGCCATCACCTTTATATTCGCCATTTAATAAATTTTGTCTTGCTTTCCAAATAGCAGCATCAGCCGTTGGATCTCCAAATGCTTTTGTCATTTCTATTCTTTTATGCATACGCTCAGAGTACATTCTGACTAAATAATTAATATCACGAATAAGATATGGTGCTAAAATTTTATCTTCTATATCAAGTGTTCTTCTTTGAAATGCACTTTGTCTTGCAACACCATTAGTATATTCTAAATCATTATCCATATTTAAATGTGTGCCATCTCTAGTAACTCTAGATATTGTTTTATTAACTTCTAAATTTGTTAAATAAATATCTACATCATCTTGTACATTTTTTGAAAACGCATTATATAAAATACCTCTAAAGTTAGTTCTATTAGGTGGTATAGAAAATAGTTTTTGATTTAAACCTCCAGTTCTTTCAGCTAACATAAACAATGTAGTCTTTTCATTTATATAGTTTTCATAATCTTTTTTAGTTCTAATCTTAGATTCTTTTTGTCTATATAAAATATGATGTACTTCATGTGCTAAAATAAATCTTTCTAAATCAAACTCATTTCTAATTAATTTTTTATTAAGAGGCTTAACTCCTTCTACTCTAGGATTAAGATGAGCTTTTTTAGGCCACATATCTTTTTTAATAAATGCTCTATTAATATAAATAGTTTTAGATTGATGATTTGTAGTACCACCTAATGGTTCTTTTCTATTAGGATTTTGTTTGTATATAATGGTATAGCCATTATCTTTAGCTATTTGTTTTAAATTTTGTTCTTCATATTCACCACTTTTGCCTGGCTTACCACCTATAAAATTTTCACCATGTATACGCTGTAATGCTGTTAGTGGTGCTTCTTGTATAACTTCATTTAATACTTCATCATTTATTTTATCTATATCATAAACACGATTTACATAGTTTTTTACTAAAGGAGTAAATTCTTTTTCTAATCCTTCAACAATATTTTTTTCTTGTTGCAATAATTCATTTCTTATTTTAACTGCTTTTTCTAATTGTTCTGCATATTGTTCTAAACCTTTTTTA